ACCTCTTTGATATGTATTATTTGGGATAAAACATGGCAACAGTAGCAGACGCAATCGTAGCCCTCATCCCTGACGAACAGTGGGTGCTTCGTGGTGAGCCGACCACAGAGCCAGAGTTCAATGCCATGTTCCGCCGGATCATTGGCGTGGATGAGAACGGCACCGCTGTCGAGTCCGACAACCCTGACAACTGGGGCGTATCGTGGACCACGGTATCTGCAAAGAAGGCCGAGCTTGATGCTGCCGAGCCAATGAAGCTGCTGCGCGAAGAGCGGAACCGCCGTATCGCCGAGACAGATTGGTGGGCCTCTTCGGATCTGACCATGAGTACGGAGCGCACGGCGTATCGGCAGGCGCTGCGTGACATTACCAAAAGCTACAACAGTCTTGATGACGTAGTGTGGCCGACGAAACCGGAGTAAGTGATGAGTAACGCTCGTAATCTTGCAAACTTGTTGGGAACTGGGTCAACAATCCCAACTGCAAAAATTGCAGACAGCGCGGTCACCGCCGCAAAATTAAACAGCACTCTCGACCTGTCGTCGAAGACCTTGACAGTGCCGAGCGGGGTTTCGCTTTTCAAACGTGTTTATACAGCCAACATAACCACACCCCAAGAATGGGTGAATGGCTTTGTGACAATATCTACGCTGTCAAACGTGGTTGTAAACTCAGGGGAGCAAGTTTATTTGAATTACCAATTAACATCACGCCATAAATCAGCCGGTCAACACCACACTGCTTATCGCATGGATTGGCAGCAAGGCGGCACCAGCGACTTTGTTGGTCAGTCTTCGTGGGGATTTGGCATATACGATGACGATAGTGGACATCATATGGACATTGGTTTTCTCAACTTGAGTACATGGCCCGTAAAGCCCTTCAATCAAACTGGCACCTTTACTTTTTATTTCAAAGGTAGATCCTCAAACACAGACGGTTATTGGGGTGCGGAAGCAAATGGTGTCGCCCAAGATTATGAAGTCGGTCAAGTAAATGTTTTTGTAGGCTAATGTTTGGTGTTCACGGCATATCAGAGAGAGCTATAGCTGATCAGGGTATCCTTTTGTTCGGCACTGAATCCGTGAGCGCAAACTTTACTCAAACCACCTCACAGAATTTCATATCGCCAGCGTCGTTAGACATGATTGGCGACTCGGTGTTTTCTGGATTTGCGGCAGGCACGGCGGCTGGTGTTGTTACGCTTGATGCCAATTTCTTGCAGTCTTCTGCCGCAAACCGTATACGTCAGACTGACGCCGACATGATCGCGCAGTTTGATCAAACCTCGACGGCACTGCTGATAGCGTCCGGTATATCTGAGCAGTCTGCTAACTTCACACAGACCACGACACAGGGCTTTATTGCCGTCGGCGTGTCGGAGCAGTCAGGCAACTTTACGCAGACCAGCGCAGCTATAAAAATTGGTAGCGGTCTGTCAACGCAGATAGCGGATACAATACAAACTACGCTGGCAACGCGCATACGCGAAACTGCTTTGTCTATGGACAGCACGTTCCTGCAAACCACAGCATCTATCGCTATTTTGTCTGGTGATGCGGACATCGTCCTGAGCTTCGATCAAACCACTCTTGGTGCGTTGCTGTGGGAGCCTATCGATGCAGGAGCCACTCAAGAAAACTGGTCTGAAATCACGCACACGGGTGATTCATGGACAGAAATTACTGCTGGTGGTACAACTGAAACATGGACAGAGATGGTGAAATAAATGACATCCACATACACAGTCAACAGTGGTATTGAAAAACCCGGATCCGGCGAACAGTCAGGTACTTGGGGTACAACCACCAACACAAATTTTGACATTATTGATCGTGTGCTTAACGGTGTAGGAACTCTTACGCTTACAGGCACTACCACCACTCTCACTACTTCTGATGGCGCACTTTCTGATGGACATTATAAAGTTCTGGTTTTAAGCGGGTCTCCCTCTGGCACAAACACAGTAACTATTAGTCCGAATAACCAGAGCAAGATGTATTTGGTCAACAACACCACAAATCAAAGTGTAGTGTTCACACAAGGTTCCGGTGGAAATGTGACTATTCCCGCCTCTACTTCTAAATGGATTTATGCAGATGGAGCGGGGTCCGGCGCACAAGTTAGGGTTTTGCCAAACGAGGTTGTAGAGGACAGTTCTCCACAATTAGGGGGCGACCTTGACCTTAATTCAAACAATATTACCGGCACTGGAAACATTAATACAACGGGCACACTTACCGTAACCGGGGCTGTTTCATCCGGCGCTATTGGCACTGGTTCTGCAAACATCACAAGCACCGGCATTGTGCAGGGCGGTCAGTTTACTCTCGACAATTCCTCAAATGATTGGACGTTTACCGTAGCGTCAAACAAACTAATCATTAGCTATTCAGGTACAGCTAAGATGGAGCTTGATACGAGCGGCAACCTAAAAGTAACGGGCAACGTGACAGCATATGGATCGATCTAATGGGCGCATTACAAAGCTCTGGGGCCATATCATTAAGTGACATCCGCGCAGAGTTTGTTGGCGGAAGCTCATCCATATCTCTACAAGAGCTTTTGAAAGGTTCTGCCGGAGGTAACTCAATAGTCAGGGCCAAAGCCTCTAACAATGCAGGCACGGATTTAGCACCTAATGTTCCGTCGTCTGGTGCAATATCATTCAGCAACTTTTACGGGGCTGAACGAGCGTTTGCCTACGTTTACTCGTCTAGTCAAAACAATCAGAGCGCCAGCAGCAATGTGTTTGGTGACGATTACGCTGGAAACTATAAAAAACGTATAACTGTCAATAATGGCGTAACACTAAGCACGACGGGTTTGCTCAACACTGCCTTGGATTACCCCTCAAATGCCGGTGGCGAACTCGAACTTATAAACAATGGCACCATCAATGCGAATGGGTCTAAAGGCGTAGACAACAACAGCAGCCTTACTATTACTGTAACAGGTAACGGCACCTTCACAGCGGGTACAAGAGATGATTTTGTTTCTGCGCTGCAAAGCGACGGCTCCGTGCAGATAAATTATATTGGTGGCTTTGGTGGCGCATCTGGTTCAGATATACGGCACTCTGACTATGGGGGTAGCGGGTTTAATTCCAAGCTGACCCGCAGTGGAAATACTTTTAACCTTTCTTGGACGTACAATGAGGTTGACTATTACAATGCCGGATCAGGCAGCGTAGACATCACTTCTATATTCCCGATGAGTGGAAGTAATTACAATTACACAACCACAAGCGCACAAAACAACAACAATCAAGTTTATGCCCATGGTCGTGACAATCGTTCTGTAGCTGTCGGCAGAGAAGTTGTAAGTGGGACCATGTACTATTGGTTTGGGTCCAACAATAAGGTGACATCTATGGAAGTAGCTAATGACCGCTACATTCAGTATGGACACACTCAAACAACGCTTACTACAGGAAACTCTCAACGTAGCAGTGTCATTCAATCGGTGAACGGCACACGCCGTGAGGGGAACTTTAACACTTCTGGTTTTTCAGGGACGGATAACTAATGCCTCTGACCAAACTGCAATTTAGACCCGGTGTAAACCAAGAAATTACCTCGTATTCTAACGAAGGTGGTTGGCGCGACTGCGACAAGATTAGGTTCCGTTTCGGATACCCGGAGAAGCTTGGTGGATGGGAAAAGTACACGTCTACCACATATCTTGGTTCGGCTCGTGCGTTGCATAATTGGATTGCACTTGACGGATCAAACTATCTTGGCATCGGCACACACCTGAAATATTACATCGAAGAAGGTGGCGGGATGAACGACATTACGCCCCTTCGTTTAACGACGGGTGCGGGTGATGTAACCTTTGCCGCCTCAAATGGCAGCACCACTGTCACGGTGACTGACGCTTCGCACGGTGCGTTTGAAAATGACTTTGTCACCTTTTCTGGAGCAGCTTCACTAGGCGGAAACATTACAGCAGCCGTATTGAACGCGGAGCATCAGGTTGTAAGCGTTTCTGATGCAAACACATTTACTATCGTTGTAGGCGCTACCGCTAATTCATCCGACTCAGGCAACGGTGGCGGCAGCACTGTCGGTGCGTATCAAATCAATGTAGGTCTAGATACAACAGTTGGCGGCACCGGCTGGGGTGCAGGTACATATGGCCGTGATGGTTGGGGGGACGCGGCATCTGGGGGGTTGACAACCACAAATCAAATTCGTTTGTGGTCGCACGACAACTTTGGCGAGGATTTACTTATCAACCCTCGTGACGGTGGCATTTATTATTGGGACAGGACAAACAATCTATCTACTCGTGCTGTAGAGGTATCCACGCGGTCAGGTACAAGGACCAGTATTCCAACAATCGCCAAACAAGTGCTTGTGTCTGATCAAGATCGTCATGTTATCGCATTTGGTTGTGATGGTTTAAATTCAAGTTCATCTGCTAATCAAGGCAATGGCATACAAGATCCACTCCTGATTAGATTCTCCGATCAAGAAGATCCACTCGTTTGGTTTCCGGCAGTTACGAATACGGCGGGTGATTTGCGGCTGGGTGCTGGATCAACTTTCGTACAAGCCGTAGAAACCAAGCGTGAAATTCTAGTATGGACAGATACTGCGCTTAACTCCATGCGCTTTATCGGCCCTCCGTTTACCTTTGGCTTGCAGCAACTTGCTTCCAACATCACGATTATGGGTCCTAATTCGGCGGTAGCTACAGAAGACGTTGTATACTGGATGGGTATAGACAACTTTTATGTCTATGCCGGTCAGACTCAACAGCTCCCGTGCACGGTAAAAGACAAAGTATTTTTAGATTTTAATTTAGAGCAGGCCGACAAAGTCGTGTCTGGCGTCAACTCTGAGTTTTCAGAGGTGTTCTGGTTCTACCCGTCCGCAAGCAGCAGCGATAATGATAAATATGTCGTGTACAATTATGGCGAAAAGGTCTGGTATTTTGGTTCTCTGTCTAGAACGGCGTGGATAGATCGGGGTGTTCGTACTTATCCAATAGCGGCGGCGAACTCATATATCTACAACCACGAGTTCGGCTACGATGATGACGGCTCTGCAATGAACTCTTTCATTGAATCCGCCGCTATTGATATTGGCGATGGCGACAAGTTCACGTACATCCGTCGTGTCGTGCCAGACCTAACTTTTAACGGATCTACAAATCTTAGTAGTCCACAGGCCACGTTTACTGTCAAATCGAGGAATTTTCCCGGCGCAGACTTTGGGAACACGGCGGCAGGCATAGCTACAAGAACAGCATCATCCCCTGTGGAAACCTTCACAGAGCAGTTACACCTCCGCAGTCGTGGTCGGTCTTTTGCTCTTCGCATAGAATCCGCAGCGGTTGGGGCAAAATGGAAACTGGGTAGTCCTCGGATTGATATTCGTGAAGATGGGCGCAGATAATGGCACAGATTCAGATACCCCCACCTCGATTACCAGAACCTCCGGTTGAATATACACAGCAATATTTGGCAGACTTGGTACGAGCGTTGGAGATTTTTATAGCTCAAGAAAGAACGCCCGGGGAAATACGAGGTACAAAAATTACGCTGACGGACCTACCAACAAGCGCATCTGG